GGCGGCAAACAGCGTCGATGATCTCTTGGTCGCTGCGCCTCTGCCGACCGACCCCGCGTCGGTGACCCACATCAACCTTGGCCGCGCGCCCAGCTTGCCGAACAACCTGCCGCAGCCTGCGTTTTTCACGCGCCCAGCCGTTGCCACGGCCCTGGTGGCGCCTGACGGGGACACATCGCACCCCGGCATCACCTTCTACGGGCGCGTGCGTTTGCAGGGGTCTGGCGGAGACATGCTGCTGCAACGCGGGCGTGGCGCTTGGGATGTGTTCGCGGGCGGCGGGTTTGACCTGTCACGATCCGCAGAAGGCTCAAACTTTCTGCTTAATTGGGACGGCGGCGGCACGACCGATCTTGCTCAGGACGGCCTATGGGTCGATTTGGTCTATTCCGAGAGCCTGACCGACGAGGTGGCGCGCATCTGGCGCACGTTCGACGGTACGACGATCTACCTGGAGCAGGCGTTCTCCAAGTCCGTCACCTCCTACGATGGCGGGCGCGAGTTCCAGATACTTGGCCTCCCCGACATGGACGTGCAAGAGGCACGGATTTGGCGTGCTCCGATTCCTGGCACGGGCAACGAGGACGTGACGGCGGCGCTGGCTGCGCTCGGCACACCCGACACGACGTTCCTGCCGGATGGCAGCGGCGGCATCACGCAGACCGGCGGGTGGACGGGCTGGACATGATCCCTGCGGACTGGAAACGCACCTACCAATGCCTGCCCGGCGCTGAAACAGAGGCGGCGGAATACCTCGCTGAAATCGTCGAGCAACAGGAGGAATTGCAGCGGCCCTATAATGACCGCGTGCTTTCCCGCTTTGTGATCCAATGCAGGATGACGACCCAGGAGGCGAGAATTGCCAGCGTGTTGTGCAAGAACAAAGGGCGGGCCATCCACAAAAAAGCCCTGATGCAGATCGCGGCAAAAGACGGGGGCGAATTGATTTCCGAAAGCCACTTGTCAGTGATGGTGTATCGAATACGCGAAAAGCTGAAAAAGACCGGGTTCGAAATACCCCGGCCGAACAGCGGCCTCTATTGCATGAAAGGCACGTGGGAGAAACCCGCGACCCCTAACACCTGAGTTTGTAACGAGTGACCTAGTTCCATCACCAGCCCAAAAGGATACCACCTATGGCTTACCTCGCTCCGACCGTCCTTGATGCCGCACTGCAAATCCTCCGGGACGCTACCACGCCCGTCCTGCACCTGTTGCCGTCGGCCCCGGCTAACTTCGCGGCGGTGACCGCGAACACGCTGGGCAACAAGGCGTCTCCCACCATCACCGCCCAAGCCGATGCCACGCCGAACGGGCGGCAGGTCACCATTGCCACGTTCACGGATGGGACCGTGACTGCGACCGGCACCGGCACGCATTGGGCGCTCGTGGACGCCAACGACTCCCGACTGCTGGCATGGGTCGAAGGTGACAATCCGCAGGTCGTGACAGGCGGCAACCCGCTGAGCATGACCAGCGCCATCCCGATCCGCATTCCTGCGGCCGTGGAGGCGTAATCCATGGGCCTGACAAACATCACTCAAGTCGCTGGGCGACTGGTCGACCAGATGCGCACGTTCGGCGGTGCCGTCACCTTCGTGTCAGATACGTGGTCGGGCGGCGATCTGCCATGGCGAAATGTTGTCGCAATCGAGAATGCGTTCATTGCGGCAGCGCAGACGGCTCAACAGGTGGAGGTCGAGGCGGGTATAAATCCGACCAAGGCGCAAAGCACCATTGCCGAGTTTGGTGGACCGGCGACCCTTGCAGAGTTTGCCGCAGGCGTCCAGCAACAGCGCGACTTGACGCGGGATTGGGCTGATCTCGTGCTTGCGGAGCTGCACAAGCTGCCGCCCGCTTTGCTCGTCTACATGCACAGCGAGCCTCTGTATCGACAGACGCGCTTCATCACGAACTTGCCAGAGGCGACGGGGCTTGTCCTGAAGAACAGCCCAGAATTGGCAGCCCTGCGCGCCGAACTGGTCGCGCTCGGGGCTATCGCTGACTGATGCCCCAAGTCTCAGCCCATAACGCCGACAGTGCCTATACGCTCAACGGCGGGACTGAGCAGGTCTTGGTGTGGGACACGCCTACGTCGTCGGCCTTTGTAACGGTTTCCGAAGCGGGCGACTTCAGGCGTCTTCTGGTCGCTGCCGGGGCGCATGGCGGAACCGCGCGGATTTTTACCAACGGTGGCGGGGGAGGCGCAGGCGAGGTCTTTGATGGCGTCGTAACCTTGGGCATCGGCACCTATTCCATCACCGTCGGGGAAAAATCTATTGCGCCCTTTGACATTGGCGCGTTCGAAAATGGCGGCAATTCATCATTTGATGGGCTTATAGCTCTTGGCGGCGGGCATGGGTCTGAGCGCAGCGCTGCGGCAGGAGACGGCGGAAGCGGTGGCGGAGTTGGTGATTCAGGCGGATTGCAGGGACCGGGCGCTGCGATTGGGCTGGGTTTTGGCAACGATGGTGGCGGCGTAGGTGCATCCGGCGGGCCGGGATCGGGCGGTGGCGGTGCAGGCGGGGCTGGCGAGGCGGGCACAGACAACGTTACCGCTGGTCGTGGCGGAGACGGCTATCAGACCGATATTACAGGTGTGATGGAATACGTTGCGGCAGGCGGATCAGGAAGCGCCCGCTCCGCGAGCGACTTTACTCCGGGCGGGATTGGGGGTGGTGGCGAAGGTGGGTATAACGACCTCGGCAACGTTTCAGACCGCACGCGCATGGACGGGCAGACCTACGGATCAGGTGGCGGTGCAAATGCTGCGAATAATCTTCCGGAGCGGCGTCCGGGTGATGGTGCAAACGGCGCTGTCATCCTGCGCTTTACACTGTCTGCGGCGACAACCGACGAAGTGCCCGGCGGGTCCATCACCATAGGATCGCCGACGCTTTCGGGCGGAGCGATAGGGCAAACGCATCAACTGCCCGGCGGGTCTGTAGAGGTCGGCGCACCGAACCTTTCCGGCGGCACGGTAGGGCAGGTGCACGCCATCCCAGGCGGCAGCATTGCCACAGGTGCGCCATTCCTCACGGGCGGCGCACTAAGTCAGAACCATCGCCTGCCCGGCGGCGCCATTGCCACAGGTGCCCCGACGCTGTCCGGCGGGGCCATCGGCGGGGCACCCACAGTTGACGAGGTCCCGGGCGGCGCGATCTCGACCGGTGCCCCCACGCTTTCGGGCGGAGCGATAGGGCAAACGCATCAACTGCCCGGCGGCACGGTCACCATAGGCGCGCCGACGCTTTCCGGCGGCGCAATAGGCGCGGAAGCCGTAGTCGACGAGGTTCAGGGCGGCGCACTTACGCTCTTGCCGCCCACGCTTTCCGGTGGCGCAATCGGGCAGGTTCACCGGCTTCCCGGCGGCACGATCACCACGGGCGCTCCGACACTTTCCGGCGGTGCAGGTCCGGTGCCCGATGTCGCTGTTGATACGCTGGTGTTCGAAGTCACGCGCGGCGTTCCCACGCTCACATTCACGGCCGTCCGCGGCGTTCTTACGCTCACATACGAGGTGACCCGACCATGATCGAGATGTTCGCAGGCGACCCGGTCGAGATCCAGTTTTTCGGCAAGGACAAGATGGGCGGCAGTTCGGCATTCGTCGGCGCGATCCGGGTCTACGCCAGCAAAAATAAGCGCAGGGTCTCGGCTACGTCGGTCGTCACCGAGGGCAATCTGGTCACGGCCAGGTTTGCAAGCGGGACACTGCCGCTGGCCGGGCAGTGGGACGCGTGCATCGAAGAGGATGTGTCGGGCACTGGTCCGAACCTGTTGGCAACAAGGCCGTTCAGCCTGAAAGAGCGGCCATAACCGCCGCGCGTAGCACGATCTGGACTGGAAACCATGAGCCTCGCACCTCGCCTCAACTACGACATGCGTCAGCTCGACCGCGTTGCGCGCGACCTGGGCGCGAGCGAAAAGCAGGTGCGCGCCGCCTTCCGGCGGGCGCTGTCGCGCACGGGAACGACGCTGCGCGCTCGTGCCAGGAAGGACCTGCGCGAAGGTCTGGATCTTCGCAGCGCCAAGCCGATCCGGAACCGGCTGCGGTTGATCCGCTTTAAGGCGCGGGGCGGTCGCGACCTGGGCGCGCTGCGTCTGTGGATGGGCGCGAACGACATGGCGACATCAGCCTTCAAGGGGCGCGCGACGGTCACGCCGGAGGGCGTTTCTTACCGAGGCGAAGTCTTTAAGCGCGCTTTCATTGCTCGCTTCAACAAAATGAACGACAGGCGCATATTCCAGCGCACCGGCCCGGGCCGCCTGCCGATCGAGGTCGCGAAGATCGAGGTGGAGGAAGACGTGAAGGAGTATGCGGAACGCGTGGCGTTTCAACAGGTCGACGATCTTTTCATGTCGAACTTCGTTCGCGAGTTGCGCGCGAGGACGATTTACAAGGTGGGGCGGACATGAGTGTTGATACAGGGCTGGACATCGACGGGATACATGACGCGCTGATCGCTGGGGCCAGGGCGCAGTTTCCGGACCTCCGCACGGTCACCGACTATCACGACGAGCGCAAGACGCTGGAAACGCCGGCCGTGCTGTTCGAGCTTGTCGCATTCGAGGGTGACGAAGACGCGGATCCCGGGACAGAGCAGCTGGCTATGGTCGCCCGCTTCGAAGCGCGGGTCGTGCTCGGCTTCCGGACGCCGCTGGTCGAGCGAGAGGTGCGCAAGCTTGCCGCAGCACTGGCGCTCTGGATCCGTGGAAACCGGTTCGGACAGCCGATCGATCCCGCCGAAATCCTTGCCGTGGAGCCGGACCCGTTTGACCCCGACCTCGATCAGTTTGCGGTGTGGAGCGTGGAGTGGCGCCACCAGGTGCATCTGGGCATGTCCGTCTGGATCAACGATGGCGTCGTGCCAACCGCCCTGTATTCGTGGGTGCCCCGGACTGGGGTGCCGCACGAAGACGACTACTTGCCGATCCCATGAACTGGGGCGTGTCCGACCTTGATCGTCGCTTTCATTCCGGCCTGCGCATCGGCACCGTGACGGCCGTCGACGCCACGGCGGCCGCCGCACGCGTGACGCTGGGCGGCGAGACGGAAACCGACTGGCTGCCCTGGCTCGCGGAGCGCGCGGGAATCGTCGGCGCCTGGTCACCAGTATCCATCGGCGAACAGGTCCTCGTCGCAAGCATCGGCGGGGACACGGCGCAGGGCATCATTGTCGGATCGTTGTATTCCGGCGCGAACCCCGCGCCATCGCAGGATAGCGGCACGCGGAAGATCGCGCTGGGCTCGGCGTCGATCACGATGACTGAGGATTCGATCACCCTCGCTGTCGGCGGTACGCAGATCGAGATCACGGATGGCCTCGTCGCGGTCACCGCGAGCGACAGCACGTTGTCCGGCACACTGACGGTCGAGGGCCTGTTGTCCTACATGGCCGGCATGGCGGGGCAGGGTGGTGGCGGAGCTACGGCGACGATCACCGGCGACATCGCCGTGACCGGTGGCGATGTCACGGCCGACGGCATTTCGCTCAAGGGCCACACGCACCCAGGCGACAGCGGCGGAAACACCGGATCGCCGCAGTAGCGCCAGAGGCAGCGCCGCACGCGCCGTGCCACGTTCGCACCATGGCAGGCATGAGTGCGACCACAGGGCGAACGTTGCGCGGGTACGACCACCTGCGCCAATCGGTGCGCGACATCCTGACCACGCGCATCGGGAGCCGAGTGATGCGTCGCGACTATGGCTCGCGCCTCCCCGATCTCGTCGACGCGCCCCTGAACGCCGAAGGGCGACTGGACCTGTACGTCGCAACCGCCGAGGCGCTTGCGCGATGGGAGCCGCGACTCGATCTCGATCGCGTCACATCCAGTGCCGACGTGGACGGCCGCGTCGAGCTGACCATCGTCGCGCGGTATCTGCCCGAAGGCCGCGAGATCACGCTTGAAGGAATCGAGGTAACCTGATGGGCGGATCGTTCACGCAGATCGATCTTGCGGCTCTGACGCCCCCTGACGTCGTCGAAACGCTCGACTTCGAGACGATCCTCGCGGAGATGAAGGCCGATCTTCTTGTCAGCGCCCCGGAGCTTGCCGACACGCTGGACCTGGAAAGCGAACCCGCGGTCAAGTTGCTCGAGGTCGCGGCCTATCGTGAGATCATGGTCCGCCAGCGCGTGAATGACGGCGCGCGCGCGGTGATGCTGGCGACAGCGACCGGCGCGGACCTCGACCAACTGGCGGCGCTCTATGGCTTGGCCCGACGGGTGATCACGCCCGCCGACACGTCCGTGGTGCCCCCGACGCCTGCGGTCCTGGAGGACGACACAGTCTTCCGTGCGCGCGTCCAGCAGGCGCCCGAGGGCTGGGCCGCCGCCGGTCCCGTCGGCGCGTACCGGTTCCACGCGTTGTCCGCATCCGGCGACGTGAAGGACGTCAGCGTCACCAGCCCCGATCCGGGCGTGGTGCGCGTGGCCGTCCTGTCGCGCACCGGCGACGGCACGGCGGACGCGGGGCTGATCGACACCGTCGCGCTG